GCACGACCTTAAAAACCCTCTTCGTACCCTCATCAACTTCAGAGAGTATCTTAAACTTTGGAGTCTTGACGAGTTTCTCGCCATTCTTAGTGACGAATGATTTCATCCGTTCAACTTCACCACGGGGCATTTTCCTGATGTATTTGAGCGTGACATTCTTGTTTCCAACCGTGAATACAGTTGAAGACATTTTTAATATTAACCTATAATAAAACAATGCTCGCGTTCATTATTCTCACATTGATCAACATACTCATTCTCGTGAAGACTGGGCAGGCCATGAAGACTGGGCAGGCCATGAAGACTGGAAAGACGGGTAAGGATTGGACTGTTTACGGGACCATGGGTTGCGGTTGGACTCGTAAGCAGTTAGAACATATGAAGAAGAGTGGAAAGCCTCACACATTTGTCGATTGTGACAAAGAGGGTTGTGATGGTATGGATGCGTATCCCACACTCGTGAGCCCTACTGGTGAGAAGACGGTTGGGTACAAGGAGGTTTAAATGCCACGCATAACCTGGAGGGAAAGTGCGAGAATGAAAGCATCAAGCAAGGTGTTGAGTGGCTTGAGAATAGTGATGTGCTTCACGAGAGACCTGTTCCACACGAGACGGAGGAGGAACGTGCTGATGAGCACAGTGAGCACAAAGATGAGAAACTCGGTGACTGCGTCAGACTTGCTTTGAGCCTTGGTAACTTCCTGAATCATTTATTACATACGGATATTTTTTTCTAATCAAACTATAAATGAAAGGACTCCCCCCTGTGAGTGGGTCCGAAAGTAAGTTCACAAACAGGCGTTGGGGGACAACGACTGGTATTGGGAACAATAATTGTTACGCCTATGCGGTGGGTGACTACGAGGCATACAGGTGGCAAAAGTCCATTCCTGGTGATCGTTCTGGACTTTCTAACGGGAGTCACAACTATACACATTGTACGGGTCTTCCCAATCGCGTTGTTTCTGACAACCCTAAAAAGGTGTACAGAGTCAAGCCTAACGAAAAATGTAAAAAGGGTTACTATAAAGTTATGATGTTTGTCTCTCCTGGGAGACCCACAAACTATATTCGCCAGGGTGATTTCCACTTTTACAAGCAACACAGTGTAGTTGAGTATAAAATCAAGACTGGTGACACGGTGGTGTCTGTGGCAAAGTTCTTTAAGGTTCCAGAGTCGCGGATAAAGAGGGGTGGTTCATTTGGAGTTGGTAAGCGTATCGTATTCAAGGCGAACGTATTCAGTCACAAGCGTGGGTGGGCTACTGGACCACTTCTGACTGATGCGAATGGAAAGGTTATCACGGATCCTCGCAAGGCTTCTAGGAACTATCCAGGTCTAAACTATGAGAGGTACTGTAGTTCATTCTGCGTGAAGAACACTGGGATCAAAGTCGGCAAGACTCACCCCAAGGTCGGCAAGAATACTGTCTAGGTCAGGTTGATTTTCAACGTCAAAGTTGATGTCGAAAATATCCATCACATTAAAAATAGATTCCTCATTCAAGGACACAGAGTTTGCCTCTGCTGTGTAATTGTTTTGAATCGTGACTACAATCTTAAATTGAGAAGCATCAAATACTTTCCTGCAAGTTGGGCATGTATTCTTACCTTGGTCTTTCCACCTCTGTATACAGTGGGAATGAAATATATGTCCACAACGGATCGGAGGATTTGTCCTCGTCGATCGGACTTCACCGAGACATATGGAACACGTCGACATTCTATAGGAAGGATTTAAAGTTTTTTTGGTGATTTCTCTCAGTTAGTACACATCGGGCATCTTGAGGAGGGGTACGTTGCAGTTGTTGCAGTTCGCCTTACCCTGTTGCTCCTGTACCTGCGACATGAGTTGGGGACCTTGCTTTTGGAGAAGTTGGCGGTACGAATAATTGTCCTCGAAGGAAATGTTGTTCTGCTTCATGATGTAATTGTTAAAGAGCTGGGCTGAAGAGTTAATGGTGAAGCACCGACCGTCGGCCATACCAAGTCGCTGAGACATTTTTATTACAATACCATTAGAAATTAATTCGCCTATTAGTAATCGTCTTCATCCAAGATTCAAACCCCTTCTCTCTGAGCTTTTTGATAAAAGGGTCACATTTATATCCCAAGAAAATGTCAAAGACGTCAGTCTCCTCGGTGCGAGACACTCTAATGTCGTCATTTTCATTGATGTGTTGGTTGATGATGTTGTATGCAAATGCAATCTCCTTAAGGGTTTCTGCACCAGTGATGATGATCTTCCCAGTACTGAAGATACTGCATGTGATTTCCTTCATCTCGTGGGATGGTTTAAATTTGATTTTCACCGCTGAGTATCTATCTGGTTCGAAAGAAACTTTGAAGATGTCATTGTACTCTTCGAACCAGTCAGCCACCTTCATGAGATTGACGTTGTAGTTGAGACTGAAGTTAGAGTTGATCATGACAACTCGGAAGGAATCACTGGAAATACTACTTTCCATATCCAAAAAAGTCTTGAAGATCTGGATGAGTTGGGTAATGATACGCTTACAGTCAAAGAGGTCACAACACCCCGCAACTTGAATACTTCCATTGGGGAACACTTTGACAGACTTGGTACTGTACGTGTCATGGTAGGTGAGTGTCACCTGGTTGTAAAATGTAGTGGGTTTCAACGTCCATTCAAAACCATCGGTGTTCGTTCCCTCGCGTCGCATCTTGTAGGAACCGATCCTCTCGAAAGTGCTCCGAAGTCGCTTTATGTCAATCTCTTGCATAAAGCTCGAGACCATAGTGATTGTTGTAATCTTTATCCATGAAGGTCGGGTCTCATCTGGTAAAGCTTTACGAATATCTTCAAGGGTCAATAGATACGAAAAGCTGTTGTTGGCGATTGAAGAGTACATTTTTGTAGCATACTTTTACAACTACGACTGATCTACTTAGGTGTTTAAAGAAAACATTCGCCATAAATCTAGATGACTTCCTTTATCCGTTCTGCCAAACATGTACTCGATGTTGAGTCTGACCTTTCATACATCGAAATCGTATATGATCGATATATGAAAGGAAAGGGGTACGACACCTTCACGGATTATATCAACACAGAACCACTGGCTGATTGGATACACATCCAATCTGAGAAGCATTCGATTCCTTATGAAAAGTTTCTCGATTCAATGGTGAAAAAAACGATTGAGGTTAGACAGAGAATGGTAGAACTTGTACTCGAAAATATTATGGTTTATGAACAGTCTAGTAAGGTGTATGTACGAATTGCACACGCTACAAAGATCATTGATCCAACATTCCAACCACCCCGTGTAAATATGGAGAGTGCTTGGCAGATGGAGTTTATCAAGAAGTTGTGTAAGAAGTATATTCCCCACGCTATTCAGGAATGTACGAAAAAGTCGAGACTTGAATACTTCTTCAACGTCTTACGTATAATAGAGTTAGAACAATAAAAAGTAGGGCTAAAAATACCCAAAAGTATGGAATACTCTTGTTCGATACACCTACAACAACATCCTTTCGGGGTCGATCTCGTGTAAAGCCATAATCAATGTTACGTTGAGGACGCACCTTTTTCTTAATGAGACAAGGTTTAGTTTCATTAGCACAAAGACCTGTGCTACAGAAGACACTTTTCCCAGCAACTGGTAATCCATTAGGCTTCTTCACCTCAACAAAATCACCAAAATCGCCAGTCTGTCGCACACCCCCTGGAAGGGAGAAATCATGTGTGACAAATGGGTTCACATTGTTAATGGCATCCTCGTCGTTGAGCATAAATTTACTCATCGCTGTTATTACTACTTCAGATTATAATTTTTGTCTTTCATTTTATACCGATGTTCTTCCCACATTTTATCTAAATCAATATTCAACATGTGGGCTAATTGAAAAAGGTAGCTAAATACATCACCCATTTCCATCATGACATCGGTGCCTCGCTCCTTTTTTAGGTTTTGTTTCTTGAATGTTTTCTTATACTGTCTGATCGCAGATGCAAGCTCACCAACTTCTTCTGAGAGTAAGAGCCATACCGTATCCAATGGGGCACGATCCCACCCCTTTGATCTACAAACTTTCTCAGTTTCCGTTTTGTAATAGTTTAGACTCATGACTTATTATTCTCTGGTGTACAATCTTTAATTGATACCGATCTTGTTATTGAAGTCAATCTTCTTTCCATAGGTACTGGTATTAACTGGTTGATCCAGGGGAACACTAATAGTCTCGATGTCACTTGTATAAGCGATATATTGCGACACACCAGTTTGGATTTGTGACAGGGCACTAGAAATGACACGAGTATTCATATCCTTGACCTGTTCATTGACTCGGTTGTAGTGATCACCCGAGTTGCTGATAAAGACCATTCGCATGATACCGTACAGGTCATCTGGGTTTTGGTAATCAATGGCAATACCCGTATTATTCTTGAACGTCTGACGGATGCCACGCTGGAGAAGATTTTTATTGAAATCAGAAAAGAAAAGAGTGTTCAATGGGGTCTCACACTGTTGAATGGAATCAAGGTGGAGGTTATCACACATTTAATATACTCGCCGAAAAAAATTGTGTGTAAATAATAAATGGTGAACTTCGCTGACTTTAATGAAGTGTATGCCGACAAAACCCCAACGTACGAGGAAATTCCTTGCCAACCCCCAACCTGCTTCGTTGGTTCTTACCCCCCAGTGGCCAAAGCTGGTGAGATGGGTCCATTCTTCGTGAACACCTATCTTCTCCAACCCAACCGGAAGTTTGAGACTTTTGGAACCGTGTCCGTGAGGAGCGCTGATCTCGAGTGCAAGAAGTAAGTTAAAAATAAAATTAGAACTTTAGATATATGAGGGTCATTAAACGCTCAGGTCGTATTGAGGATATAAAATTTGACAACGTCACCAATAGGATCAAGAATTTAACGTATGGACTCTCTGAAAAATGCGACTCTTCTAAAGTTGCGCAACAGGTATTCTCTTCTATGTATGATAATATTACCACTCAAGAAATTGATACTCTCTCTGCTGAAATTTGTGTTGGTATGATCACTTCCGAACCAGATTATGAGGTTCTCGCCACTCGTATTGTCGCAAGTAACATCCATAAGGTGTGTCCTAATAATTTCCATCTCGCAATGAAGAAGCTTCAGAAAGCTAATGTTGTCACAGACGAGGTTGTCGAAGTTTCTCAGCAGGTGAAGGATGAAATCAAAAGTGATAGGGACTTTGACTTTGGGTATTTCGGTCTCAAGACCCTTGAGAAGGGTTATCTTCAACGCGTTGATGGAAAGTTGATTGAGACACCTCAATACATGTTTATGCGTGTCGCTATCGGTATTCACGGGAAGGATATTCCATCTGTACTCGAGACGTATGATAAGATGTCCCAAGGTCTCTTCATCCATGCCACACCAACCCTTTTCAACGCGGGAACGCCTCGACCCCAAATGTCATCCTGCTTCCTCATCGCCAACAAGGAAGACTCCATCGATGGTATTTACGGAACCCTCACTGAATGTGCCCAAATTAGTAAGTGGGCGGGTGGTATCGGTATGCACATCCACGATATCAGAGCGAACAAGTCACGTATTCGGGGAACCAATGGTCAATCGGATGGTATCATTCCGATGCTTCGAGTTTTCAACGCCACAGCGCGTTACGTGAATCAGGCTGGTCGCCGCAAGGGTTCAATCGCGGTGTATGTGGAACCATGGCACGCTGACATCATGGACTTCCTCGAACTTCGCCTCAATCAGGGTGACGAGGAAGCGCGCTGTCGCGACCTTTTCTCTGCCATGTGGATTCCTGATCTGTTTATGAAACGGGTCGAAGAGGGGGGCAACTGGTCACTCTTCTGTCCAGATACGGCGAGGGGTCTATCTGATGTATATGGAAAAGAGTTTGATGCGCTATACACCAAGTACGAGGAAGAAGGACTCGCCCATTCGACCGTCCCAGCCGCTGAAGTATGGAAGGCGATTCTGCGATCCCAGACGGAGACTGGAACTCCATACATGCTCTACAAGGATGCGTGTAACGCGAAGAGTAATCAGAAGAATTTGGGTGTGATTAAGAGTTCCAATTTATGTACTGAGATTATTGAGTACACGAACAAGGATGAGACTTCCGTCTGCAACCTGGCCTCAATCGCACTCCCCAAGTATGTCAACAAAGAGGCGAAGACGTTCGATTATGGGAAGCTTCATGAGGTCACTAAGACTGTCACGAAGAATCTCAATCGGGTCATCGATCGTAACTTTTACCCAGTGGAGACTGCGAGACGTTCCAACATAAAACACCGCCCCATCGGTCTAGGTGTCCAAGGTCTAGCTGATGTATTTATTCTCTGTGGTCTTCCCTTCGATTGTGAAGAGTCTCGCCTCATGAATGCACACATCTTTGAGACCATGTATCACGCAGCCCTCGAAGCGAGTTCTGAATTGGCTGAAGTTGATGGATCCTATGAAAGTTTTGAAGGTTCTCCTGCGTCACAAGGTATCCTCCAACCCGATATGTGGGAAGGTGAAACCAAGTTTAGTGGTCGGTACGATTGGGACACGATGCGTGAGCGTGTGAAGACGAAAGGACTTAGGAACAGTCTCCTCATGGCACCCATGCCCACAGCTTCTACGGCTCAAATCTTGGGTAACAATGAATGCTTCGAACCCTACACGACCAACATCTATCTGAGACGCACACTTGCTGGTGAATTTGTTGTAGTCAATAAGCATCTCGTTGATGATCTCAAGAGGGCTGGTCTATGGTCAAAGGAAATGAAAGATCTTATGGTGAAGGCTGGGGGTTCTATTCAAAATATTGTCGATATCCCAGATGATATTAAGAAATTGTACAAGACTGTGTGGGAAATTAGTCAGAAGTGTATCATCGATATGGCCGCGGATCGGGGTCGTTTCATCGATCAGTCTCAATCTATGAACCTTTTCATAGAAAGTCCCACAATGTCCAAGCTCTCATCGATGCACATGTATGCATGGAAAGCGGGTCTCAAGACTGGTATGTACTACCTCAGATCAAAGGCTAAGGCTCGTCCAATTCAATTTAGTCTAGAACCTGATTGTGTCGCGTGTTCAGCTTAAAGTTTAGATGAGTACAATAAACAGAAGAAAACATGGACAAAGCACTCGAAAACCTCCAAATCAATGAATATAAAAATCGAAAAATTATCATTTGTACGAAGCAGGGAACACCCCTCCGTGTGCAACTTCCTCGTATGTATATGCCTTTTGGTGTCTCCGGTTTCACACCCGAAGTTGGACCGACCAAGTACAATATTGACTTTGCTGTAAAAGGTCATGACGAAGAAGAAAGTTACATAAACATGTTTTATACATCTTTACGAAAACTGGAGGACAAAATCATCGACACAGTTGTTGAACAGAGTGAAGTTATTTTCGGATCTACGATGACCAAAGAAGAGTTACTCCCAATGTTCAATTCAAACGTTAAGGAATCCCCTGGTCGTGAGCCAAAGTTTCGTATTAAAGTTGATACAACCATGGAAGATCGGATCAAGTCAAATGTTTTTGATGGGGATAAAAATCCAAAGAATGATGAAGTGACTAATGGTCTCTATGCAAGAAATTCGGGACATGCTATTGTTGAACTCAACAGTGTGTATTTCTTGAACAGAAAGTTCGGGTGTACTTGGAAACTTCATCAGCTCGTAGTCTATGAGCCCCAGAATCTCAAGGGATTTCAATTTATGATTTAGAATTATTCAAAAGTAAAATACTATATATAGCCTGTGCCTCCTTTAGCAATTTACCCTGAACTCTGGTAAACTTCTTTGGATCCAAACCTAGTTTAATCTTAGCTACTTTCACAGACTCCCCCCACTTCGCAAGAGTCATCTTTACTTACTATCCTTGATTATTTTTTTGTACGTCTTGCTTCCCTTCTTAGGGACCAGGCAGAAGCTGTCCTTCTTAACAGCCTTCTCCTTCGCGACATCAATGAACGCCTGGAACTTGGGGTTCTTCTTGAGGGACTTCTTAGCCGCCTTGCTCGCCGCCTTGGAAATGATACGACCATCTTTCATCGTGAGATCCTTCTTGGCGAGACCACCGGAGGTCGCATCGGCGTTACCGTGGAAAACTTCTGCGCGGGAACCAATCATCTTTTATATTACACTTTGAAAATTTTCTTGATGTCCAGAATAGAAATCTTAGCACTCGTCCTGTTCACTGGGATTTGTTTTTCGATTCGTTCATCATTGAGGACTTTGGAACACACGATCGATTTGTGACCCTGGAGAGCGAGAATCTCCTCCTCGACACTCACAAAACGCGGACACTCCCTGTAGATGAGCTTTTTCACATAGACAGGTTTGGTCTGACCCGTTCGGTGCGCCCTACCGATGGCTTGGAGTTCTGTCGCAGGATTCCATGAAGGTGCAGTGATATACACACGAGTCGCCTCTTGGAGGTTCAGACCTTGACCACCACTCTTAATCTGAATGATGAATACCGCACCTGGTGCAGCCTTCTTGAAACCCTCGATCTGTTTGACGCGCTCCTCCTTGGGGACCGAACCATCGATTCGAAACACTTGACCTTCCACATTCTTCTGGATATGGTTCATCTCACCCCTGAATTGACAGAAAATGAGAGATTTTTCGGAAGGATGAGACTTGACCATCTCGAAAAGAGTCTCCATCTTCTTCGAACGTCCCACCCACTGTTCTGGTTGCGTCTTGCTCTGCTTCGCGATACCATCGAGGTACATTTGGGGCCAAATCATCGCCTGACGCGCTCTCAAAAGACACTCTAAGATGACCATATTCTTCGCATTCATACTTTGAGCATGTCTAAACGCGTCCCGAATCGTCTCCTGTGCCTCGAGAAATACAATCTCGTACAACTGCTTCTCATCTGGGTACATCTCCAACTCCACATTCTCAAAATGACATGGTGGCAGTCTCAAACGCTCACTAATTTGTGCGAGATCATCCTTTGTTCTCCTGAGAATGTAGATATCTTTGATCTTGTTGGTCATACCCTGAACGACCACTTTGGAGAGACCCAAGAACGTACACAAAGACACAAAATCCTCCATCGAATTAAAGACTGGGGTACCAGTCACGATCCATTTGATTTCAGTCTGGAGGCGACACACACTCTTGAACAATTTGGACTTGTTGTTCCGAATCTCATGGGCTTCGTCGAGGATAACCCTGTCCCACTGTACCATATGGAGAGCTGTCTTCGTATCAACTTTTGCCCCTTTCACTGTGAGGAGTGTATATGGCGCGAGGGTCACGTCGGCTTCTTTGATTCTCCTATCTGGACCATCAAAGATGTTGATCGTCAAGTTTGGCGCGAATCTGTTGATCTCTTCTGCCCACTGGGTGATGATGGACTTCGGAACGACGATGAGCGTCCGGGGTTTTGGGTTTCCGAGCATGGTTGCCACAAGTTGCACGGTCTTACCCAGACCCATTTCGTCGCATAAGAAACCTCCCTTGGGTCCAGAGGTTTGCGCCTCCATCGTCAGGAGGAATAAGACCCCTTCCCTTTGGTATGGTGCGAATAGACGACCGTTGAGATTATCCTTTGCGTGGTTATATTGTTCTTCAATCGTCATGGTAATAGTCTTCGTCAGCTATGAGTTCTACCTCACAGATGACTGGTTCAGGTTCTTTTTTCTTACGAGTCTTTTTCAACTTAGGTGGTGGAAGTTCGTCGATATGCTCTCGAAAATAGAGGACTTTCTTCCAAAACGCATCCATAATCGGGAGGTTGGTTTTCCACCATTCGGGGTCTCGCTTAACATTTACGACGTCGAATTCTTCGGGTTTAGGCCAATTGGTCTCAGCTGGTTTATATTGAATAAAATCTGCTTCTTCTAAGTCTAAAATCTCCATACACAACTGAAGCTGGGGCATGTAATGGATTGGCACTTCTCCGGGTATAATTTGTCGCATCGGGGGACATTTAATCTCTACCAATTTTCCAGATTCGGAAACACCATCCGGACTCCCACCAAGCCATTTATGTATCGGATGTGGGCACAACCCGAGCTCGTGCACAACCTCCCCATGTCTCTCTTCATATAGAATCCGAGCCTCATCTTCATACTTCTCACCATGTCTCGTGGCAGCATTGCCCATGAATTTTTCACCGAGACCGCACTTTTTTAAGAGAAGTTCGGCAGGTGTTTCGTATTTATTTACACCAATGGCCGTCGCTGCATCCGAAGCGGTGAGCATCTTACCACGGAGGGCAAGCCATTCTTCAGACTTCTGGGCGGCGAACTCAATTTCGAGCAACGCTTTGACATTGGGATGCATCTTACATTAATTAAAGTTGTAGTTTTTAAGTTCTTCTGCAACGCTAAAATAGGTCTGGGCTGCATTTTGCTCCGCCTGTTTCTTACTCTTAGCCACACCCCTGGCAACAAAGCCGTTATTGATGTAGATGTCGATATAGAAGAGACCTTCATGATGCGCAGCAACCCTGTAGTCGGGAAGTTGCCAATTTTGAACCTGACAGTGTCGCATTAATTTGTCCTTGAAGTTATCATCCACCATGATAGAATTCATATCCACAAATGCGGGGTCTTGAAAAATTCTGAGTACGAATTCCTTAGCGTGGAGAAGACCGATATCCATGTATAGAGCCCCAATCAGGGCTTCAAAGACATCCTCTAAAATCTTGGGATTCTCATTCCAGTTGTTGCGCATTCCTTTTTCATCCATGATGACGAGTTCATTGAGTTTAAGAACACTCGCAATCTTAGCGAGAGTTTCACCACGAACGAGTTTTGTACGAGCTTTCGTGAGGAACCCTTCTTGGCGACTTTCGTACCGATCAAACAAAAACTTAGTGATGACAAACCCGAGGACCGAGTCACCAATAAATTCGAGTGTTTCAAAAGACTCTGTAAATTGTTCGTACTCTTTGAGAGCAGATTTATGCGTAAAAGCTCTTTGGTACAAATCAAGGTTTTTGATCTTTGTACCAACAAGTTGTTCAGCTCTTTCCTTTGTGAGGAAAGTCACCATACTATGTTATATATGTTATGTGTTTATCTTTTAAGCCTTCTCAGCCTCCTTCTTGATATAGTGAGGAGAGAGGTACTTCTGCAAATTAAGGTAGGTCACCACAACGTCGGCGGGGGGTGCGAGTAGGTCGCGAAGCTTGTCGTCGAGTACGATTTGGCGACCGTTGTCGGGGTGTTTAAGACCCTTCTCGGTGATGTACTTGTTAATGAACTTGGTCACTTCCGAGCGGGAGATGAGTTCTTCGGTGGGAAGTTCGAGAAACGCACGCAACTTAGGCGTCACATCTTGCTTGCGGTTGAAGCCGTTGTTGGCAGCGCGAGCCTTAGCCTTCTCACCATCGGGGTCTTCCTGGGTGCTCTTGATCTTGCGAATAATCTTCGTCAAGTTCTTAACATCGGTACGGAGGGCAGCAAGTTCGGTTTGAATGGTTTCAAGAGACATTATATCTTTCTTACCGATGTAATCTTTAAGTTCCTAAAGTAGTATATACTCGCGGTGGTAACAAATAGCCATATTAAAAAGACAAATCTTCTGTTGTTCAATGTGACAAAATCAGGTTTATCTATGAACCTAAATGGTTGTCTAGACCCATCGTCAGGGCAACCACCCGCACAGCAATCAGTTGGGCATGGTAGAACATATGGTCCTTTCCTCGCACCACAAAACTGTTCTTTTTCACCTGTGTATGAATAGCATCGACATTCCTCGATGACGTTGCACACCATTTTATTATATCACGATATAATAATGGATGACCAAATTTATTCAAAAGTTGCAATTGAAAAATTCATGAATGAAAATTTATTTTTCAAGGATGCCAAATTGAAAAAGTACTACGATCGAAACTTACCTAGAGACTTTGGTAAGTTCCGGGCTCGAGTCAAAAGTACCCACACTGACAAAAATTTTGAAAAGATTATGTACGTGTTCGTGACTGATTCCATTCGTGATATCATATTGGACACAATTGGTGAAATCACACAGTTCTTGAATTCCTCGGGTGATCTCATCGTGAGTGGTGGAGAGGCATTCAACTTGTATGTAGAATTCAAGGATCGAATCATTACGAGTGATATCGATGCAAAGTTTGTACCTAGGATTCCAATGAATGATAAATATTATGGAAAACTTCAAGCAGTAAAACTCATGTTATGGAATAAAATGGGAGAATTGGCTAAGCGTCTCAATTTACGCATTAAGAAGAGAATCACGCTGATGCAAAAGACACATTCCAAACTGTTCAAGTTTTTAGGTATAGGGTTCAAACAGACTGGCCCATACGTTACACGCAGATACACATTGATCAAGAAAAAGAAGACTTCCAATAACAACAAGTCAAGTAAGGGTGATATCTTCATCGATGTGGAACTTTTTGCACTTGACCTGAATATTCGTATTTTCTCTCCAAAGAGTGGGAAGATTGAGGATTTCAATATGGGTGGTATTCTCGACATTCCTTTCATGCGCCCTAAAGAGTTTGGGTATGAAGTGGCACTTACAAAAAAAAGAGGTGTTACATACCGTGATGTAATTACAGGTAAATTAATCAACGATAAACGACTCTTTGTCGCGAGTAAAGAGTTTCTCATCGAGGATATTTATTTGATGGATAAATTACGTCTTCGCCCAGAAAAGAAAGAAACGGATCGTCAGAGACTTGTTAAACTGTCACAACTATTTGATAAACGTATCAAGGCTTCTAATTCTATAGATGAAGTCTTCAAGAGAATAGCTCCCAAGATCATTACAAAGAAGAAGATAGCCAACAAACCCACCAATATTTCTATCAGCAAAGCTTCGAAAATTGACCCCTACAAGTACAAAAACTTTACGACCCAACCCTCCGGTGATAAACTATCCAAACAGATCGTACATGGTCTCAAACCCGTAGTGAAAAATACTAACGTAGAGGGATATAGGAAATCTTCAGGAAATCAACGCTTTAACCTGAAGAATCTCAAATGGAAGACTGTCAATAACTCAGCATATGTGAAAAATGAATTTCCATTGCGCCCAGAAAATGCCAAGTCCCTCCCAAAGAATATGAACATCTCCAAGACACTCTACGGGTATAACCCCAGGAGAAATCAATGGGTACCCAAGACATTACTTAACAAGGCTGCAGAGATACCATTTGTTGGGTTAAAGAAATGAAACGCATTAGACATATAAAATGATCTACAACTCCCCCGCCAAAGGTGATGATGGTCTCTACTTTGTGAAGGCTCTCAATGATGAGAAGCGCAAGTGTTTTGTCCAGTTGAACAATGTCAAGATTGTCGATGTGTCAGGAGAAGTGGTGATAGATATCATGACTGATGCCAACGCAAAGAAGATTGAGGATCTTGATACCCAAAATCTCGAGGCGGCTCATGAAAATTGTGATACTTGGTTCGGTAAGCAACTCTCAGAAGGTGTCATCAAGGGGGCATACACCCCCAGCCTAAAGGATGGTCAGGTGACTGGTGATCACCTTGATGTTACCAAGGTATTCAATGCACAGCAGGAACTCATCGATTTTGGGGGTGTCCAGCCCAGTAAAACATGTGATGTCATCCTCGAATTTGCTGGACTTTGGTTTGCCAAAAAGGCTTTCGGTTCCACATGGAATATTGTCCAGGTCAAGGTTCATGATGATCCCGTGATTGATACTTACCCAGAAGAATATGCCTTTGTCGACGAGGATGACCAATAAAAAAATTGTTATACATATATAAAACATAATGAAGGGTCGTAAACAGAACCTCCTCATGTTGGTCGCCGTCGCTGCTTTGATCTTCCTCCTCTTTTCCATGAACAACAAGTCAGGATACACCATCATCGAGCGTCAATATGCACCTTTCGGTATGGGTCCTTCCGCGGGTCCATCAGCCGGCCCCTCCGCGGGTCGGTCTGATACCATCTGCGGTGGTATGAACAAGGGTACCGGTCTTGCGTCGTCTCTCCTCCCCCGCGAAGTTGCGTCAGCCGAGGACTTTGGACAGTTTGCCCCAGAAGACATCCTTGCGGGACAGAACTTCCTCGAGCCCCGCAAGCAGATCGGCTTTCCTGAGACTGTTGGTGGTGCCCTCCGCAATGCGAACCAACAGATTCGCAAGGATCCCCCTAACCCCAAGGAACCTTTCGTGTGGAACAATTCCACCATCGTCCCCGATCTCATGCAGCGTGGTCTCTGCGCTTAAAGATTTGATCCAATTAGTATGTAATTAATATGACAACCGTTGCACCTGATCTCTCCGAGAATGTATCTAAACTGGTAGAGCTCACAAAACAATTAGCTGAAGCGAAATCTGACATCAAAATCCTTAGTCAGGAAGAGAAACGTCTCAAGGAAAACGTAAAAAAGCATATGGTCGAACAGGGTATCGATACCATTAATCTCAGGAAAGGTAAAATTAGCATCCGTAAATCCGTCAGGAAGTCAGGTATGAACAAGGATGCTATAAAAGATGGACTCATGACATTTTTCGGTGGAGACGAAACAAAGGTCGAAGGAGCCCTAAATGCCATTAAAGATGGACTTAAAACCAAAGAATCTACATCTATTTCATTAACAGGTATAAAAGAAACACCCGAGAAAGAAGATAAGTAAAGCATCATGGTTTGGAGCCAATACGTATATGAAGCCTCAAATGGATTTGATCCCGATGTCAGCGATGATGACGGGATCGATGACGATCACACTCCTCCGAATATCGAAGACTGGGAAGTCGAATACTCAGACGAACTATGGCACATGTGGAATACTATGCGAACACTCTTGTATGATGCCCAAATTGAACACTCAGGGGAATTCTGTGACTTTGTCGAATTTTGCTACGTGGAGCATGACCATTCTAACGAACGGGACGAAGATACAGAATGGTACGATGAACACCTGTCCCATATATGGAAGAATGTCAGGCGAATCATACATAACAATCATCTCCATGGGGAAATGATGCGAGGTGCCACATTCTATCACTTTACATGTTTCATGAAAAAATATATACATCTATATTAAATGTTTCCCGATATCACGTCCCAGAAAGTCGCTATCCCCGCTGCCCTTTTTCTCGCGCTCAGCCCCGGTGTTCTCGTGACCACCGCCGGCAAAAACGTCAAGTTCGCGAACGGCAAAACCAACCAGATGGCTGTTTTTTTCCACGCACTCGTGTTCTTCCTTGTGTTCAGTCTCGTCGCCAAGGCCATGGGTCTCGTGCTCACCAAGACCGACCTGCTCGTCACTACCGCACTCTTCCTGGCCCTCAGCCCCGGTCTCCTTCTCACGTTGCCCCCGGGCTCGGGTGGTGTGTTCCGTTCCGGTCAGACCAGCCTCCCCGCGGTATTGACCCACGCGATCGTCTTCGCGGTGGTTTTCGCGCTTTTGCGTCGCCAATTTCCTCAGTTCTACTAAGTAAGAAGATGAAGTATCTCGTACTTGGTCCGGCATCTATGGGAATATTCTCACTCATTGGAGCACTAAAAGCTCGTGAATCTTCACTCGCGGACGTGAAGGAAATATCCGGATCTTCAGCGGGTGCGATTTTAGCGTTATTTTTGGCGGTCGGTATGTCGATGGATGAAATTTTGGATACATCACTCTCATTAAATATCCCCAATTTTGTTAAAATACGCTTGGGCTCATTTTTTAACAAATTTGGTTTTGTTGATATGGGTCCAATTCGTAAAAAGTTGGTGGATATATGTAACGGAGATCCAACGTTCGCAGAATTGGAGACTAAAATATACATATCAGCTTATTGTCTAAACAGTGCGGAAACTGTTTATTTTTCCCGTGATACACACCCAAACATGAAGGTCATAGATGCTGTGTGTATGAGTATGGCTGTACCATTCATATTCGCGTGTGGGACACATGATGGTAAAACGTACATCGATGGTGGTACAAAAGAAGATTACCCTCTAGTTCCATTTCTTGGTAAAAAATCACACGAAGTTACGTGTATTAAGATTATCATGGACAAAATGTACCAGGAAAATATAGATACTCCCAAACAATTCATAGATTCACTCGTTCGTTCAGCTCTTACAAATAGAGAGACGTATACGACACCCATAGAAATCGTAGAAATTAATGTAAGAGATACGAATGTATTTGATTTCAATATGGAATACGAAGAAAAGTTAAAATTGTACACTATTGGATATTCGACATAACACTTTTTTTATCAGTTTACTATATATGATTGAGGTTTGCGATCCCGACGTAGATCTCGATGTCCTAAAAAAACTCATTAAGATGAATACAGGACACACTATTAAATTGACAAAAGAACAAATATGTCAAGTCTATGACGATATCAAGGCGGGAAAGTTACCCCTCCCCCCATTGATTATGAGTTCTAATAAGACTTACCTCGTAGATAAGAAATCCCCATTGAAACCCGTCGATTACGACATTCTATTCAATTCCTCGTCGAAACGTGATGAAATTAAACGGGTTGCCCGTAAAGTTGGGATCAAACAGATGGAGCAGATGACGAAGAGTCAAATGATTGATTCTATCGGTAAGCGTCTCAGATACATGAAAGTTCATGAACCCGTGAAGATTGGGAAAAAGTATTCACCCCCAGTCAAGAAGGAACAATTTAATAACACAGCAGTGTTCAATAACACAGCAGTGGGGAATAATTTCAATAACACAGCAGTGGGGAATAATTTCAATAACACAGCAGTGAAGACGAATAACTTCAAGAACACTATAGTAGCCAACAATTTCAATAACACAACAGTGAAGACGAATAACTTCAAGAACACTATAGTAGCCAACAATTTCAATAACACAACAGTGAAGACGAATAACTTCAAGAACACTATAGTAGCCAACAATTTCAAGAACACCACTCCCACTCCACAAATAAAGTTCCCTAAAGGTGGTCTTCTCATGAAAGGTCAGAGACCAAAATTTCTTAACGGTCAGGTGAGTGCAGTTAAGAAACCCAATAAATCATTTTTTGTTGGACTTTTTGATAAAAAGAATTTTATTTCAACTAAAAAGTTTAACGGTGAAAAAAAAGGTTACGTTTTTAAAACTGATAATCAGGGATTAGGATATTACAAAAATAAAGGATCTAATGTTCCATTCCCCGGGGGGCAAGGACCTCTACCCACTCCTAACGTGCCCAAGGTCCCAAACGCTCCTAATGTCCCAAACGCACCCAAGGTCCCAAACGCTCCTAATGTCCCAAACGCACCCAAGGTCCCAAACGCTCCTAATGTCCCAAACGCACCCAAGGTCCCAAACGCTCCTAATGTGCCAAACGCACCTAATGTGCCAAACGCTCCTAATGTCCCAAACGCACCAATTGTGGAGACGAATATCAAACTCGATATAGCGGCTAATCGAATCAAGAAGATTGGTTTGAAAAGAGAGAAACCATTTCTCAATAAGTTGGGAGTGGGTGGTGTGAATCGTCAAAGTGTCATAGATGAAGCCATAAAGTATGGCGAACTTGAGAGTGAATTC